GTGATCAACCTCGGCGAGATCCTCACGAGCCTGACCGGCGAGCCCTTCGTGCTGGTCCAGTTCCGCGCCGGTAAGGGCGAGGAGAACCTCGACGCCACGCTGACCGCGGGCAACGGCATCGAGTCGGTCGAACACGCGCAGAACGCGCTCATGCTCGCCCTGGCCACCCTGCGCAAGCAGTCGACAGAGGTGGACGGCATCACCATCAATGCGACCGCCGAGATCACCGAGGAGGCCGAGTGATCAACCCGGCCGAAGCGCTCATCGCCGGTATCGAAGTAGTCGATGCCGCCAACGAGGCCGCACCTGGTCGCAAACGGCTCGGACCGGCGGAGTACGTCCGGCTGTCCCTGGAGGTCGCCGACTTCCTCGCCTACAGCCAGGCCACCGAGGAGCCAACCAGCCAGGAACAGGAGACCGGAGACAACCCGCCTCCGGCCGGTGACGCGGTACCGGTCGGACCCACCCGCCGCGTCGAGTGCGAAGCCAGCCCCGGTGACTACGCCTACGTCCGAGCCGGCCGGGCCGCACCCAGCACCCCCGGCCGCCCGTTCGTCGTGATCGAGAACGTCATGGACGGCGAGCGAGCCAGCCTGGTCCTGTCGCCAGCCGTCGCCCGGTCGTACGCCGCCGGCATTCTCGATGCCGCCGACGAGGCCGAGGGTCGGTCGCCGCTGCTGCGGTTCGACCTCGGCGCCGATCCGGAGTGACCGCTCTCGACGACGCCGCACGCCAGGCGGCCCGTCGCTACGGCGTCAACCCCGACGAGTTCATCCGTCGCGTCCGCTCCGCTCGATCACGCCGAATCGAGCGGGCGGCCCGGCCAGTCAAACGCTGCGGCACCTGCGGTGAGCACCTGCCCGCTCAGGCGTTCGCCGAGGACACTCGCGAGGCCGACCACCTCAAGTCCACCTGCAAGTCCTGCGACGCCCAGCGCCAGCGTGACCGCCGCGCATCTCGGGTCGCTGGCGCATAAGCAATGTGCGAGGGGCACAACAACCCTCGACCCCCGCCCTAAGCCCTGCCTGTTGCGACTCGTGTGCCCCTGGGGACGAGCCGATAGGTGGGGCTTTCGTGCGTCCTCACCCCGTCATTGACCGACCCCGGTGGCGTGCGCTCTCCGCTAGGCCTGCTGGCCCGCTGGATCGAGCGCCGCACCGGGGCGTTGTCACGTACCCCTGGAGACCGCATGGCATGGGAAGGCACGAGCGACCGACGCTCACGTCTACCCCATGACTGGCCGCTGCGTCGCTTGCGGGTGCTGAGGGCGGCCGGATACCGGTGCCAGGTGCGGGGATTGGACGGGCGTCCGTGTGGTGCGCCGGCCAACGAGGTCGACCACATCGAGCACGGTGACGACCACGATCTTCGCAACCTTCAAGCGATCTGCCGCTGGCACCACGGGCAGAAAACCTCGGCTGAGGGCGCGGCTGCTCGGCAACCGCGGCCTACTCAGCGGCGTGAGCCGGAGCGTCATCCCGGGCTGTATTGAGTTACAGGTTGTCGATCCAGTCCCAGAAATCTGGTTCGTCGTCTTGGGCGCGAACGAAGACATATCGCCAGGGCTGACGATCATCTGGGTGGTCTGGGTCAGGGACTAGGGCGTACTTACTCCAGAGAGGGCCAGCTAGTTCCTCCCTTGGGTCGTCCTCGATGACGCCGGGCCAGATCACACGATCCGGTTGGAGTCGCGTTCGGTTGTTCCACACGACAGGCGGCGGATGCGCATCTTTGTTGACAGGCACGACCACATCGAAGCCATCGAGCGGCCCATTGAATATGCGCACCTGAATGAGCGTGTTACACACCCTGAGAGCGTATGAGTTGAGCAGGGGACGCGGACCGATTTCAGGATATAGACAGGCCTGGCAGCTACACAGTGTGACCACCCTGGGGGGGTAGCCCTCGCCCGGCTCGCCCCGGCACCGAAGCGGCATAGCGTCTCGGACCGCGTACGGGCATACAGGTCGCAGAGCCCATCACGGTCTTCACTCTGGGTAGCCGTGTTCTTGACGACTCTGCCCTTGCTTGGCGCGGCTGAGCCTCCGTCGCGCGCCCGAGGAACAGACCGATTTGACCAGGTCGTAGGCCAGATTCCCTACCAGGCCACCCAACACCCAGCCAGCGACATCAGCAAGATTCGGCATCGCAAGAGCCTTCTTTCTCTCATGCCTGTGCCTCGCTCATCTGACGTGCTCGCTGTGCAAACGACGTTACCGAACTGGCTCAAGTCGACTGTGGAGAGGAGGACTGATGGCTCGCGGCACCATGCACGCACCCAAGCCGGACGGGCAGCGCCGCCGCCGTAACGCGCCGACGCACGGCGAGACGGTCCTCCCCCGCGATGACGAACTCCGCGGCCCCGAACTGGCCGAGCTGTCCTCACGGGCGTATGGCGATGACGTGTTGGCCTGGTACGACGATTGGCGCCGCTCGCCGCAGGCCGCCGTCTTCGAGCTGACCGACTGGCGCCGCCTGGCGATGCTCGCCCCGATCGTCGAGGCGTACCTCCGCCGGCCGAGCGCCGCCGCACTCTCCGAGATCCGCATGAACGAGGAGCGCCTCGGTGCGACCGTCGTCGACCGGATGCGCGCCCGGATGCGCATCGAGGACGCCGACGAGCACGAATCCGCTCCGGTGCTCCACCTGGCCGACGCCCGTGACGACCTGCGGCGCCGCATGGCGTCCGGCGAGTGACGGCGGCCGAAGCCCGCGACTCTGCCCTTCTGACCTCCAGCCAGGCCGCCGCCCGTAAGGCCGTCGTGGTGGCCGCGCTCACGACCATCGAGGCGTTCCCGATGGACGGCAGCGTCCGGACACTCGGCTGGGGCGTCGCGGCATGGGTCGAGGAATGGCTCTTGCAGCCCGACGGCGACGAGGCCGGCTCCCCGTACCGGCTGACGCGCGAGCAACTGAACTTCGTCCTCTGGTTCTACGCGGTCGACAGCCGTGGAAAGTTTCTCTACCGCCGGGCGGTCCTGCGCCGGGCGAAGGGCTGGGGTAAGTCGCCGTTCCTGGGCGCGCTCTGCCTTGCCGAATTGGCCGGCCCGGTCCGGTTCGACTACTGGGGCGCGGACGGCGAGGCGGTCGGCAAGCCACATCCCGCGCCGTGGGTCGTGATCGCAGGCGTCTCCGAGACGCAGACCGAGAACACCATGGCCGCGATCCGGGCGATGGTCGAAGAGTCCGACCTGGTCGACGCGATCGGTCTCGACGTCGGCAAGACCCGGATCTTCACGCCTACCGGCGGCAAGCTCACCGGGATCACCTCCAGCTCGTCCACCTCGGAGGGTGCCCGGCCGAGCATGGCCGTGATGGACGAGACGCACCACTGGTCCGAGTCCAACGGCGGGCACGCCCTCGCCCGCGTCATCCGGCGCAACCTCGCCAAGTCCCGCGACGGCTCCGCCCGAGCGATCGAGACCACCAACGCCCACGCGCCCGGCGAGGACTCGGTCGCCGAGATGAGCTACCTCGCCTATCTGGCCGCCCGCGAGGGCCGCTCGAAGGCCAAGGGCATCCTCTACGACTCCAGGGAAGCTCCCGGCAATGTCGATCTCGCCGACCGGCCGGTTCTCCTGCTGGCCCTGGCCGCCGCGTACGGCGATTCGACCTGGGTCGACCTCGAGCGCATCGCCGACGAGGTCTACGACCCGAACACCCCGCCGGAAGAGGCCCGCCGCTTCTATCTGAACCAGATCACCGCCGCGGCCGACAGTTGGCTCGCCCCGCACGAGTACGACGCGAACGAACGGGTCAACCTGGCGCCGCTGAAGGTCGCCGAGCCCGGCGAGTGGCGCAAGGGCGACACGATCTGCCTCGGATTCGATGGCGGCCGGACCGACGACAGCAGCGCGGTCGTCGCCGTCCGTGTCTCGGACGGCGCGGCCTTCCTGCTGGGTCTCTGGGAGAAGCCGGACGGCCCCCGGGGCGTCGGCTGGGAAGTCGACCACGACCAGGTCCGCGACGCCGTCGACAACGCCTTCGCGACCTTGGACGTCATCGGGTTCTTCTCCGATGTCGCCTACTGGGAGACCACCGTCGACCACTGGCGCGACGAGTACCAAGAGCGCCTGCTGGTCAAAGCGACCACGCGGCACACCGTCGCCTGGGACATGCGCTCCCACCAGGGCGACACCGTCCGCGCCGTCGAGGCCCTGCACCGCGCGTTCATCGACCAAGAGGTCCCGCACGACGGCGACCAGCGGCTCCGGCGCCACGTCCTGAACGCTCGCCGCCGGCCGAATCGCTGGGGCGTCTCCTTCGGCAAGGAGACCCGGGAGTCGCCGAAGAAGGTCGACGCTCTGGCCGCTCTCCTGCTGGCGCGCATGGCGCGTTCCCGCGTGCTCGCGGACGGCGTCCTCGCCAAACGGCGTCAGCCGGTCGGCCGCCTCGTCGGCTTCTGACTTTCCCTACGCGCCTCGGAAGGAGGCCATGCCCGCGTGCCCGAAGACGGATCGATCGTCGGCCTCGCCGAGGAGCTGATCGCCGAGCACAAGAAGGCCAATCACCGCACCTCGGATTTCGGCCGGATCACCCGCTACCTGGCGGGCGACCACGACCTCCCCTACGTGCCGCGCGGCGCGAAGGCCGAGTACCGGTCGCTGGCTCGCAAGTCGATCACGAACTGGCTGCCGCTGATCTCCGACACGTTCGTCAAGGGCCTGTTCGTGGACGGCTATCGGCCGGCGAACAGCACCACCAACGCCAAGGCGTGGGGCTACTGGCAGCTCAACGGCATGGACGCCCGCCAGACACTCATTCACCGCGGCGCCCTGGAGTACGGCACGTCGTACGCCCTCGTGCTTCCCGGCAACAGCGACGGCCCGTCGATCAAGCCGGTCTCGGCGACCAAGTGCGTCGCGTTCTACGAAGACGATGACGACGAGTGGGCGCAGCACGCCCTCCGGTTCAAGGGCCGCACCGTCAACGGCGCCGCGCTCTACGAACTGATCACGGACACCGCTGTGCACACACTGGCGGTACCGAAGGGCGAGGCGAAACCACGCGTCGTGAGCACCGATGAGCACCGCCTCGGGTACGTCCCGCTGGTCCGGTATCGGGAACGGCTGGACGGCTCGCGCGGCATCATCCTGCCCTTGATCGGGCTTCAGGACCGCGTCAGCGAAGCGGTCTTCACCCTGTTGATCGCCTTGCAGTACGCGAGCTTCCGCCAGCGCTGGGCCACCGGGCTCGCGATCCCCGTGGACGATCAGGCGACGCTCGCCGACGGTTCACCCAACCCGAACTACGGCAAGCCGGTCGAGCCGTTCCAAGCCGCCGTTGACCGCCTGTGGGTGACCGACAACCCAGACGCCAAGTTCGGCGATTTCGCGCAGACCGACGTCACCGGCCATCTGGAAGCCTACGGTTCCACCGTCCGCTCGCTCGCCGCCATTGCGCAGCTCAGCCCGCATGTCCTGCTGGGCGACCTGGTCAACCTGTCCGCCGACGCGCTGGCCGCCGCCGAGTCCGCGACCCAGCGCAAGATCGGCGAGTACGAGACCATCTTCGGTGAATCCCACGAGCAGACCCTGCGTCTTGCGTCGCTCGCCGCCGGCGATGGCCAGGGCGCGACCGACCGGTCCGCGCAGGTCCGCTGGCGCGACACCGAGGCCCGCAGCATGGCGGCCACTGTGGACGCACTCGGGAAGATGGTCCAAATGCTCAACGTCCCGCCGGAAGGGGCCTGGGAACGCATCCCCGGCATCACCGACCAGGACATCGAGCGGTGGCGCGGCATGGCCACCAACAGTGACGGTCTCACCCAGCTCGCCGAAGCGCTGACCCGGCAGGCTCAGCCGGCCATCGCGGCGGCATGACGCCGACCCTGGAGCAGGTCGCGGATTCCTACCGGCAGCTACAGGCAACGCTCAACGCCGAGACGGCTGCCCGCGTCACCGTGGCCTTCGAGAGCCTGCTCGACCCGGCCGACCTCGACCGCACCTTCCCCGCTTACTTCCGCATGGTCACTCAGATCATCGCGGAGGCACGACGGGTCGGTGCGCTGGTCGCGGGTGCCTTCTTGACGGCGTACCGCGACACCGCAGGCGTCGGCGGTGACGCTCCCGCGATTGCCTATGCCGGGCAGCTCCCGGCGGCCCAGCTCGCGACGAGCCTGTTCGTTACGGGCCCTGTCCAGGTGAAGCGATCCCTCGCGGGAGGCGCGACGATCCAGACCTCGATCTCACGCGCCCGCGCGGCAACGGCCGGCGCCGTCGTCCGGCACACTGCGGACGCTGGCCGCAGCACCGTCCGCGACACGGTTCGGCGCGATCGGGTCGCGCTGGGCTGGGCACGGCTGACCGACGGCGACCCCTGCTACTTCTGCGCCATGCTCGCCGGCCGCGGTGCCGTTTACCTGAGCAAGGACAGCGCGACCGGAGACGACCCGTACCATGACGGATGCGGCTGCGTGCCGGTACCGGTCTACTCACGGGCCGCAGCCTGGCCGGGCCGCTCACGCGAGTTCGAGACCCTCTGGAACGACTCGACCGAGGGCCAATCCGGGCGCGACGCGATCAACGCCTTCCGCCGCGCCTACGCGGCCCAGCGAAAGACGTCACTAACGATCTAGGTAAGGCTCAAATTGAGTTACCGCCGCCGTAGCGCAGTGCGGCCCAAACGAGCAATTCAAGCGTCATGGTGGCAGTAAAACTGCCACCCGCGGAGACGACGCTGGCCAAGAGCGAAGTGCTCTCAGCCCAGGTCAACCAGGCTGCCACCAGCGCGATGATGATCGCGAAAAAGAAGAAGTTGAGAATGACAAGCAATGTCTTGGACACAGCTCAAATAACACATTAACACAGACTGCGCTCATAACCTCCGTACGGTTATGCCCGATCCGCTTGATCCCTGGATCATGCACTTTTTGCTACGCTTTGGGGCTATCTTTTAGCCCCTTTTTGCTCTATTCGAAATTGCGGGCAGGTCCCGCGCGCCTTCACCGTCCCAGGAGGACACCCCTTGTCGGAAAACCCGACCACCACGCCCCCGACAGAGCCCGCCGACAACGGCGGCACGACCGGGGATGCGCCCAGCACCACCCCGCCCCCCGTCGGCCAGGCACCGACATGGGACGGCGACTTTGACCCCGACCGCGCCAAGCGGCTCGTCGAGAACCTCCGCAAGGAGCGCGACGAGGCCCGCTCGAAGCTCAAGGCGCACGAGGACGACCAGAAGTCCGACCTGCAGAAGGCCCAGGAATCCCGCGAAGAACTGGCGCGTGAACTGGCCACCCTCCGCAAGGAGCACGCCGCCAAGGAGCACGGCCTCCCGGCGTCCCTCGCGCGGTTCCTCACCGGCGACACCGCCGAGGAGATCGCCGCCAGCGCGAAGGCGCTCGCGGAGGAGACCGGCCTCACCAAGACCGAGACCGCTCCGCTTCCCGGCCGCCCCAAGCCGCGGCTCAAGCCCGGTCACGCGGCCGGCGACGAGGCCACGGACTTCGACCCGGAGGCCGTCATCAAGGCCGTCCGGCGCGGCTACTGACTCCGAAAGGACAACCCCGCCTACCCATGGCTCACAATTTCGTCATCCCCGAGCAGGTGCTGCGCACCGCGCTGGGCCTGCTCCGCGACGACCTTCAGCTCGCAGCGACCATGAACCGCGACTACGAGGACGCCTTCGGCGGCGGTCGCGGGACCGTGGTCAACGTCCGTATCCCGTCGACCCTCAAGGCCCGGCGCCGCAAGCTCGCCGACGCGGGCGCGGCGATCACCACTGACAGCCTCAGCGAGTCCACCGTGCCGGTCCAGATCACCGACATGATCTACAGCGCGGTCGACGTGACCGACGAGGACCTGAGCCTCAACATCGAGGACTTCACCCGGCAGGTGTCCGCGCCGCAGGTCCTCGCGATGGTCGAGGACGTCGAGGACTTCGCGGTCGCCGTCATGCAGGCCACCGCCGAGACGACCTCGATCGCCTACGACAAGGCGAAGCCGGTGCCCACCTTCACCGCCGCCCGCAAGGTCCTGCGTGACCGTGGCCTGCCGGCCTCCGGCCTCTGGGCGGCCGTTGGCACCGGGGTCTACGCCGAGCTGCTGGACGCCGACGCGATCACCAACGCGAGCGTGTCCGGCTCGACCGAGGCCCTGCGCAACGCGCGGGTCGGCACCGTACGCGGCTTCAACGTCGCCGAGAACAATCGGCTCGCCGACGACGAGATCATCTTCTACGGCCGCGACTCCTACACCCTGGCGATCCGCGCGCCGCGTGTACCGGACGGCGTCGCCTTCGGCGAATCGCGCTCGGAGAACGGCTTCGCGATGCGGTGGGTCAAGGACTACGACTCGACCCATCTGCAGGACCGGAGCATCTTCTCGACCTTCATCGGCTGCAAGCGCATCGACCTGCCGCGCATGAACCCGGACACCAAGAAGGTCGAGTACGTCCCCTCGGCGATCCGGGTTCTCACCTCGACCGTCGGTGCGTAAGACGACACACGCGTAAGGAGCCACTCGTGAGTCTGCCACCGCTCGCCACCGTGGCCGAGCTACAGACCCGCGTGGGCGGGACGATCACCGGCCCGGACCTCAATCGGGCGGTGGCGGCTCTCGAAGACGTCTCGTCCCTGGTTCGCCTGGAAGCCGGTACCGACTGGGTCGCCGCGGACGGCGTCACGATCACCGCCCCACGCGCGATCGTGACCGTCGTTCTCGCGGCGGCTGGACGTGTGTACCGCAACCCGGACGGATACCAGGGCGAGACGGTCGGGGCCTACTCCTACCAGTACGCGCAGACCTCCACGTCGGCGTACCTGTCGACCGACGAGATCACCATCATCCGCAGGGCCGCGAGCCCGGCCGCCAGCTCCGGCGTCTTCTCCCTTCGCACCCCGTCGGCCTACGAGTCCCCGACGCCGTCGGAGGTGGATCTCGCATGAGGTTCCCCGACGAGGTCGTCCTCCTGCGGCCGGTCGGCACGGACGAGTACGGGAATCCCGACGGATCGTGGGCGAACCCTCTCGCGACCGAAACCGCGGGCTTCCTGTCCGGCGACACGGTCTACCTGCCCGCCGGGACCGACGTACTCAAAGGCGACCGGCTGCTCGTCGCCGGGCGCACCTACGCGGTCGTCGATGACCCGGCCGAGGCCCGCTCGCCGAGCCGAACTGTCCTGGTGACGCTCAAGGTCAAGATGCTGGAGGCACCGCCGCCGGCCACGACCGCCGTCAGACGCACCGGCGACACGATGACCGGCGCGCTGGTCCTGGTCGACGGATCGCCCGCCGCCTCCGAGGCGTACGTCCTCGCACACGCGGTGGAAGGCGGCGGCACGGTGAGCTGGGCGAACGTGCTCGACAAGCCCGCGTCCTACCCGCCCGCCGCGCACGGCCACTCGCTCGCCGAGGTGGCCGGCCTGGTCGCCGCCCTGGCCACGTTCGCACCCGCGATCAAGCGCTGGAACGGCACCGCATACGTGGCGGACAGCACCGCAACGATCTACGTCGGCCCGGCCGATCCCGGCAGCGTGCCGGACGGCTCCGTCTGGATCGACACGAGCGAATGAGCCCGGTCGCCCGCGTCCGCGCTGACGGCGTCTGGGCCGAGGTCGATCTGACCGGGGCCGCCCGGGAGGCGGGTACCTGGAAGACCTTCTCCCGGCCGAGGACCGAGGAGGTGCTCGCCTTCGACGGCACGCTCGCCACCACCTACGACGACAGCCGTTCGGTCACGCTCGGTCTGCGCTGGACCGCGAGCTCCGAGGGCCTCTGGCTCGGGTGTGCGGTCTGGGTCGCGCGGTACATGACCGGCCTGCCGCTGACCGTCGCGGCGTACAACGCGCACACCCAGGATCGCCTGTCCCGCACGACGGTCACACCGTCGGCGGAGTCGCAGATGATCCGGGTCCTGTTCGACGACCCGGTCCCGGTCGTCCCGGCTCGGACGTACGTGGCGGCTTACAACGCCCGCTACTACGTGGCCTCCTTCGGGACACTGCCGGCCGCCAGCGCGCATCTGACCTGCGATCCCGGCGGTAGCTGGCTCGACGGCACCGAGATCGCGTTCCCGGTGAACAACTCCAGCGCCAACTACCACGTCACACCCATCGTCCTTTTCTGAGGAGCTTGCGTGCCCGCCCGAATCCGGCTCGATCACAAGGGCATGGGTGAGATGCTCCGGTCCGCCGAGATCGCCGCGACCATCGCTCTCCGCGCCGCCCACGTCGAGCGGACGGTGTCTGAGCACCCATCGATCGTGCGGCACGAGATGCCGGTCGAGCGGCACGCCTACGCCTCGGACCGGGCCGGCGAGGACGTCGCGATCGAACATGCTGGCGGCCTGGCCGTCGAAGCGAAGTACGGAGTCCTCGCTGACGCGGCCCGCGCGGTCGCCCTGCAGGTCACCACCGCGAAGCAGCAAGCGACACGACGGCGCCGCAAGGCAAAGAAGGGTCAGGCCGCCTCGTGACCCGTTTCGCTGATCCACAGCTCGCCGCCCTGAGCATCCTCCGGGCCGCCGCGCCCGGTGTGGCGTTCGGAACCAAAGCGGTCGACGAATACCCCGACGGCGGGGCACCTGGCCTGCCGTACGTCCAAGTCCGGGCGGGGGCTGCGGCTGTTCGCTGGCCCGTCGCCGCGGTCGCGCCACTGCGCATCGTGGCTTGGGCCGACACCGGGGCCGCCGCCACGGCGCTCGCGTGGCAGCTCCACGGCGTGCTCCTGGACTTCCGGCACGGCCGGGACATCCGGAGCTTCGCGCCCGAGCTCGGCCCGCTCCCAGCGGCCGATCCGGACACCAGTCGGCCGCTCTGTTCTTTCTCCGTTCTGGCGCGTCTGCGCCCTCAGCGTTAAAGGAGCTGCCCCTTGTCGGGCGACCCGACGAAGGCGTCCCAGTGGGAGGGCGCCGACATCTACATTCACGACACCATCGGAACGGCCGGCCCGGCCGACCTCACGACCGCCTGGGGCACCGGCTGGAACGTCGTCGGCCTGCTCGATGGCGAGGAGGGCGCGACCTGGGAACGCGACGAGGAGTCCTCGGAGAAGTACGCCTGGGGCGGCATCCTCGTCAAGCGCACCAAGTCCAAGCACAAGCGGACGCTCAAGTTCGTCGCGCTGGAGGACAACGAGACCGTCTTCAAGCTGATCAACCCCGGTTCGACGCGGACCACCACGGCGGGCGTGACCAGCTCGACCATCAAGGTCCCGAAGGGTCATGAATTCGCGCTCGGGATGGAGCTGCGCGAGGGCGACCGGGTCGTCCGGCGCTACATCAAGCGAGCCGAGGTCGACACGGTCGACGAGATCAAGGAGTCCGAGTCCGAGGTCACGGTCTACGCGATCACGGTCGTGCTGTACCCCGAGGCCGACGGCACCCTCTACACCGAACTCTCCGGCGCGGTCGAGTAACTCCCTCACGTCGGCCAGGCCCGAGACCGTCCCGCGCAGAGACGGTCTCGGGCCATATCTCTGCGCTCTCTGCGCCACCCGAAAGGATCTCTCTTGCCTGCCAGTAAGACCGCCGCCGCTCGCGCCGAGGCGACTGACCAGCCCACCACGTTCGTCTATGACGGCGAGACCTACACCATCGCGCCGTCGAAGGACTGGGACCTCGACGCCCTGGACGCGATGGAGGAGGGCCAGATCGTTAAGCCGGTCAAGCTGATCCTCGGCACCGAGCAGTGGGCGACGTTCAAGGCCAAGCGCCGGACGATCGGCGACCTGAACGACATGTTCGAGGCGCTCCAGAAGGCCGCGGGCCTCGCGGGAAACTGACCGCGCTCGCCGGCCTGCTCCGAGATCACTACGACGCCGTCGAGGCTGACTTCCAACGCTTCTACGGCGTCGACCTCGGGGGCCTGTGGCGCGGCGAGCTGTCGCTCCGGCGCGTGAGCGCGCTGGTCACCAACCTTCCTCCTGAGTCCGCCACCTGGGCCGCCGAGAACGGCGAAGCCCTCGGCGCGTCCCGCGCGGACGTGCTGCTGGCGGACATCTTCCAAGCCGTCACCGGCCAGCCGCACCCGCTGCGTCCGCAGCCGAAGGATCGCGCGGCCGTCGAGCGCCACGAGTCAACCGCCGCCCGCCTCCGCGCCCAGCGTGCCCGCGTGGCCGCGCAGCGCCCGAAGGAGGCGTCATAAGCAACGTCGGCTACGCCACGCTCTCGATCATCCCGAGCGCGAAGGGCTTTCTGAAGAAGCTCCAGGCCGAGACGAAGTCGCCGCTTGAGGCGTACAGCAAAGAGGTCGGCAAGGCCCTCTCGGATCAGGTTGCGACTGCGGTTGGTGAGGGGCTGAGCAAGGCCAACGCTCAGGCGTTCGGCCAGCGCGTCGGTGACTCGACACGTAAGGAGACCAGCCGCGGTGTCCGCGACGGTGTGACGGACGGCGCCGAGGTCTCGAAGAAGCCGCTTCGCACCGCCATCGGCAAGGCGCTTCGCGGCGGCTTCAGCTCCGGCTTCCGGTTCTTCCGCTCGTCCGCCCAGGCCGAGGGCGACGGCTTCCGCCGCTCGCTCGTCAGCGGTCTCGCGGGCGGCGTGCTGCGCGGTCTGTCCAGCGCGTTCAGCGCGGCCGGCAAGTTGGCGGGCGAGTTCGCGACCAACGTCAGCGAGGCACTGCGCGAGGGCGGCAAGGTCGCACTCTCGGCCGTGACCGGCCTGATCAGCACGGCAGCCGGTACAGCAGCGACAGGCGGGCTAAACCTCCTGCTCGGAGCGGTGATCGCAATCTCCGCTGCACTCCCGATCGCCATCGCCGGCTTTCTGGCGCTGGCCCCTGCGATCTACCTGGTCGGCGGCGCGGCCGGATCGTTGTTCACCCTCGCCACGGGCGGCATCGCCACGATGGCCGTGCTCGCCATGGCGACGCACGGGCTCGGTGACGCCTTCAACGAGCTCGGCGAGAAAGGCAAGATCAGCCGGGAGACGCTCGACAAGCTCGCGCCCGCCGCCGCGAAGTTCGTCCAGAAGGTCGCCCAACTCAAGAAGCCGTTCGCCGAGCTGACGAAGTACGTGCAGAGCCGCGTCTTCCGCAACCTCGCCGGCGTGCTGGACAAGCTCTGGAAGCGCTGGCAGAAGCCGCTCTTCAAGATCCTCGGCGGCGTCGGCAACACCATCAACGGCGTCCTCACGCGAATCGGCGCGGCCCTCAGCAAGAAGAGCTTCGTCGACAACATCGCGAAGGCCACGGCCGGCTTTGACGTCTTCCTGGGCCGGCTCGGCAAGAGCGCCGGCCCGTTGATCGACACGTTCGGCCGGCTGGCTGCCGCTGCGGTGCCCTTCCTGACGCAGCTCGGCGACCTGATCGGCGGCGTGATCGACCGTTTCTCCGCCTGGGTCGCGGCGGCCGACAAGAGCAACAAGCTCAAGTCGTTCTTCACCGATGCCGCTCAGGCGCTTCGGGACATCTGGGCGATCGGCGGCCTGAGCTTCAAGATCATCGGCGACATCGTCCGCATCCTCTTCCCGTCGGCGAAGTCCGCTTCGGGCAGCGTGCTCGGCGGCGTCCGCACGACGCTCGAAGACATCCACACCTGGCTCAGCGACCCGAAGAACGTCGCGGCGATCCAGAAAATGATCGACCAGATCAAGGACTTCGCGAAGCGCGCCGTGACCGAGTGGATTCCGGCGGTCGCCGGCTTCTTCGCCGAGGTCGGCAGGTGGATGGCCAAGGTCGCGGAGTGGGGCCGCAAGTGGGACGACTTCAAGCAGCGCGTCTCGATCGCGCTGGGCGCGGCCCTCGGCGTCGCCCGAGGCACGATCGGCGCCATCGTCGATCAGATCAAGCGGCTCGCTGACCCGCTTCGATCCGCTGGTGCGGCGTTCGGCCGTTTGAAGGCGGCCGTCAAGACGCACATCGCCCAGGCCGTCGCGGTGGTCCAAGGTCTTCCCGGGAAGATCGTCGCGGCGCTGGCCGGACTGCCGGGCCAGCTCTACGACGCCGGCAAGAACGCCGTCGCCGGGTTCATTCGGGGCTTGCTCTCCGACGCGAAGGGCCTGATCGGCGCCGGGACCTCGCTGGGCCGCATGGCATTTGACGCGGCGAAGAACTTCCTCGACATCAACTCGCCGTCGCGCAAGATGGCCGAGCTGGGCACCTGGGCGGCGAAGGGTTTCGTCGTCGGCATGGTCGGCGGCCTCGACGAGGTCAAGGCGACCGCCGAGAAGCTCGCCGAGAAGGCGCTCTCCGCGCTGCGGGCCAAGGGCCTCAGCGAGTCGGTTGCGAACAAGCGCGTCAACGCGCTGACCAAGGCGCTCGCGCCGAAGCAGAAGCAGATCGAGGCGCTCGCGAAGCAGTGGGACGCGCTGGCCGTGAAGATCTCCGACGCGAAGCAGAAGCTCGCCGACGCGATGCAGGCCCGCTCCGACTTCAGCGCCGCCGTCCGCAGCTCGGTCATCGACACCGGCTCGATCACGAGCATCGACGCGGGCAACTCCAGCGGGATCATCGCCTCGATGCGCGCCCAGCTCGTCCGGGCGCAGAAGTGGGCGAGCGTTCTCGGGCAGCTCCGCAAGCAGGGCCTCAACGACACGACCTACCGGCAGCTCGTCGAGGCGGGCCCGGACAGCCTGGAGATCGCCGAGACGCTACTCAAGGGCGGCAAGTCCGCGATCGGCGAGGTCAACAGCGTTCAGAAGCAGCTCGCCAGTGTGGCCGGCTCGGTCGGTGGGCAGGCGTCCGCAGCGCTCTACGACAGCGGTGTGAACGCTGCTCGTGGACTGGTCAAGGGGCTGGAGTCCCAGCAGGCCGCGATCGAGAAGATCATGGAGAAGATCGCGAAGTCGATGGTCAAGACCATCAAGAAGCAGCTCGGCATCAAGAGCCCGTCGCGGGTGCTGATGAAGCTCGGCAGCTACTCCGGCGAGGGCTACGCGAAGGGGCTGGAGAAGTCCGGCCGCAAGGTCACCAAGGCGTACTCCGCGCTGACCACGCTCCCCGACGCGCAGGTCCCGGGCGCCGGCGCGACGAGTGCGGGTTCCGGTGGTCCGCTGATCGGGTCGCTGACGCTCGCGGCCTCGAAGGAGACCGTCCGCGACCAGCTCGACGAGGTCACCTGGACGCTGCGGCGCATCCGGCGAGGCGGTGTCTATGCGTGATCGTGAGTGGCGGCTCGTCTACCCGGGCGTCGATCTGAGCTTCGGCCCGGTCGACGCCCCGGTCGTGCATCTGAGCGCCCCGGAGATCTCCGAGCCGGAGATCCGCACTGACGACACCGACCGGCCGCGTCAGGACGGCATCGCCTTCGGCGTCGACTTCACCGGCTCCCGCACCATCACTTTCGACCTGGGCGTCCTGGCGGACACCGAAGGGCAGGCCCGCACACTGCTCGCCGACCTGGCGAACGCCTGGCGGGCGAAGTCGATCCGCTCCTCGTCGCGCGGTGCGATGGCCGAGCTGCACGTCCAGCACGCCGGTCGGGAACGGGTGATCTACGGCCGCCCCCGTCGTTTCGCGGTCTCCGAGGAGGAGATCGGCGAGGGCTTCGCGGCGGTCGCGGCCGACTTCGTGACGGCCGATGACGTCTTCTACGGCCCGGCGGATGAGTCCGGCTCGGTCGCGCTCGTCCCGGCCCCGAGCGGCGGCCTGACCACGCCGCTGACCACGCCGCTGACCACCACGGCGAAGTCCGACCGCTCGACCGTCATCTCGGTCGGCGGCGAGTTGTCGGCCTGGCCGGTCGTTACGGTCTACGGCCCGATCACCACGCCGGTGATCGAGGTCGTCGGTAAGTGGCGCATGACGCTGTCCGCGAGTATCGCCGCAGGTGACTCCGTCACGGTCGACACCCGGCCGTGGGCCCGGACCGTCCTGCGCGCGGGCGGCGGTTCGCTGGCCGGCGCGCTCACCCGCGACTCCGTGCGCTTGGCCCGCGCCGCGCTGGCTCCCGGCAAGTACGAGATCGCGCTTCGCGGTATCGACGCGACCGGCACGGCCTCGATGCGCATCGCCTGGCGCCCGGTCTACGTATCTCTCTAGGAGGAAATCTTGGGCTGGGACTCCGTTCCCTGGCTCGTGGGCGGCGGCGCCGAGCACAGCCCCGAAGTCGGCCGTCTGCTCGCGTACGCCGCGATGGCCGGCAACGAGGGCATCATCGGCTCCGCCGACCTGCGGGTCGCCGCGCTCGCAACGCCCGGCTCGTCCGTGACCGTCGCTCCGGGCGCCTGCGGCATCCTCTGCCGCGCCACCAGCCAGCAGTACCAGATGTACGCGGGCCGCATGGCCACACAGGACACCGTCGCCATCTCGGCGACCGGCTCAGGCTCCGGCCGATCGGACCTGATCGTCGCGCGGGTCGAGGACCCCTGGCTCTCCGGCGAGCCCTGGGACGACCCGGCCAACCCGAAGGTCGGCCCGTACATCTACACCCGGGTCATCCCGAACGTCCCGAACACGACCACCACCGTGACCGGCCTCAACCTGGGTTACTCGGCAATCCCGCTTGCGCGTATCGACATCCCGGCGTCCACCGCCACGATCACGCAGGCCATGATCGTCGACCTCCGGAGGATCGCCAACCCGCGCCGGTCGCGGCAGCTCCTCGTCACCTCGCCGACGGCGACGCAGTCACTCACCAGCACCGCCGCGACCCCGGCGGACTGGCCGGCTGCGGCCGTCAAAACGGTCGCGGTGCCGTCGTGGGCGGTGCAGGCGAAGATCGTGATCACCGCCGCGGGCGTGGTGGCCGTCGGCGATGTGGTCGACGGCTGGGTCCGCAGTCGCTTCGGAACGGTATTCGGCCAGGAGACCTACTTCGACACCAACGGCGTCAGCGGCGGTAACGGCCTCGACAAGACACTGATGACCGCGGACGTCCTGAGCGTGCCTTCCAGTCTGCGCGGCACCTCGACGTCCGTGGCTCTGCAAGGTCGCCTTAAGTACCGAGGGTCATCCGGGCTCGGGCGGCTCGACGCCACGACCGGGACCACGCTCGTCGCGGACATCGAGTTCCTCGAGGTCGCCGAGTGAGCTGGCGCTACCTCGCCCAGCGCGCCCTCACCGGGGAATGGCTGAGCTGGGACCTACCGATCGACCGCGACGAGCTGAGCTGGGCCCTGTCCGGCCCCGGTGCTCTGCGCGGCACCATCTCCCCGGACGTCGGCCACCTCCGCGCCAGCGACGGAAGTCTCGTGCTTCAGGAATGGGGCACGCTGCTCTACGCCGAGGCCGACGGCGAGATCCGCTGGGGCGGCATCGTCGTCGGCTCCTCCTGGGACGGCCCGGCCTGGACCGTCGAGGCGGTCGGCATGTCGACCTATCCGAACGGCATCCCGTACCTCGGCGAGTACAGCCAGATCGACGCCGACCCGGCGGCCGTCTACCGCGACGTCTGGGCCTACGTCCAGGCGCAGCCGGACAGCAACCTCGGCGTCGCGGTCGACACGATCAGCACCCCGGCCCGAGTCGGTACCGCCGGATCTCCCTACGCGCTGTCGTGGTGGGAGGCGCCGGACTGCGGCTCAGCGCTCGACGAGCTGGCCAAGGCCGGCCCGTTCGACTACGCCGAGGAACACACCTGGAACGGCAACGCGGTCGCCCACCGCATCCGGCTCGGCTATCCCCGGCTCGGCCGCAAGCGCGACGATCTCGCCTTCGTCCAAGGCGACAACGTGACGAACGTGGTCACCGCGGAGCGCTCCGGCGACGCCTACGCCAATGAGGTCGTCGGGGTGGGCGCGGGCTCGGGCCGGGCGATCCTTCAGCGCCGCATCCCGATACGGGACGGCCGGCTCCGGCGGCCGGCGATCTACACCGACAAGACGATCAGCGACGCGGCCCGGCTGGACGCTGTCATCCGGCGCGAGCTGGACGCCCGGCGCGACGTGCTGGAGCTGCGCTCCGTCGAGGTCGTCGACCATCCCAACGCGCCCATCGGTTCGTGGCAGCTCGGCGATGACGTCCTGATTCAAGCGTCGCTGCCCTGGCTCGGCGACATCGCCGTCTGGGAGCGCGTCGTCGGCTGGTCGCTGATCTCCGAGACCCGAGTCTCCCTCACCCTCCAGCGTTCCGACTCCTTCACCTACGGAGGTACCGCATGACCGTGAGCGCCGACGCGCTCGCAACCGAGCTGGCCGACATGCGCCGCCGCCTGGAGGCGCTGGAACGCTCGGCCCAGATGTCCCGGACCTCGATCGAGGGTGGGGCGCTCGTCGTCAACGACGATGCCGGTTCGCCCGTGCTCACCGTCGGCCGGCAGTCCGACGGCGCCTACGCGGTCGCCGCGTCAAACGGCGCCCAGGTCGTCGCGAACGTCGTCGACCTGCCCGCCGGGTCGATCACCGAGACCGACATCGCCGAAGGCGCGATCAGCACACCGAAGCTCGCGGCGAATGCCATCACGGCCGACAAGATCGCGGTCGACGCCCTGGACGCGCGGACGATCCGCGGCAACACGATCATCGGCGCGCAGATCACCGGTAGCACCGTCACAGCGGGAACGGGCGGCGAGGTAGTTCTCGAAGAGGCCGGGCTGTTCATTACCAACCCGGATGACAACGCCCAGTACATCGCCCTGTCCTACACAGACCCCGAGATGGGCGTCGGCATCACCCTCGGCCCCGGCAAAGACCAGAGCGGCGCGTTCCCGAACTCCTGGCCCGGCTCAGCGGCGATCCACGCCACCGGATACGGCGACTACACCAACGACCCCGACGGCCGCTACGCACCGACACTGCGAATCGCCGCCCCCTACAACAGCTCGTACCCGTCCCCGCCGACCGGCATCGACTACTCCTTGATGCTGCTTCGGTCCGGCGACGAAGAGGGCGGCGACCCGAGAATCAGCCTGGTCACGAACATCGTCGAGGTCTCCGACCGCTTGACCACCGTTGGCGACGTCGCAATCGGTGGCGCTCTGGCCGTCGGCGGCGTGCCGGTCTTCCGCAATGTAAAGACGATCAATAACGCGCAAGGCACCGGAACCACCACGGTAGCGACGTACGCCGCGCTCCCCGGCACGTCGAGTCTTGCTTTCACCAAGAAATACAGCGGGACGCAGACCAAGTTGATCGCGCGGCTGACCGCTAGCTGTGCCGCGACGGCGGTGTCCACCGTTCGTATGGCCGTCCGTATCAGCGGCACCGATTACGACATCGCACACCGCAGCTTCGAGACCGTCAACAAACACGACCGGCTCAGCGGCGAGCGAGAGATCACCGGAGTTTCCGCCGGCACCTACACCGTCCAAGCGATGTGGCGACGTGTCAGCGGCACCGGAACGATCTCCAGCGACAGCAATGACTGGCTGAGTCTCGCCATCGAAGAAGTTCCTGTCTGACCTTCGCCGTATCCGGGCGCTCCTCATGTGAGGGGCGCCCTTTCTCATGCCTGGAAGGACCCGTTGACCACCGCTCCCGCGAACCTCAAGGCCGTCCGCGCGCTCCTGCTCGACCACCTCGACATCCACGAGAACAGCTCGGCCTACCCGACCGATCTGGACCCGCTGGAAGTCGGCATCGTCGGTGACACCGCGCACGTCAAGAACGGCAACAGCTACCACCTCGGCCTGCCCGAGCAGGCCAAGATCGGCTACGCCGCGACCGAATCGGCCCGCGACAAGGCCGGCCTTGCCGCCTTCGCTTCGGCCCTCGACGTCGGTTACTTCTCGGTCACCGTTAAGGGCAAGACCCACACGCTCCGTACCTTCAGCGCCTGGCTCGTCGCCGAATGCCGCAAGGGCGCCAGCGACACGCTCGACATCCGCGAGGTGATCTACAGCCTCGACGGCAAGACTGTGCATCGCTGGGACCGGCTCGGCAAGCGGTCGAGCGGCGACAGCTCTCACACCTTCCACACGCACATCTCATTCTTCCGCGACGCAACGAAGTCCGGCCGCGACCTGACCGCGCTCTTCAAGCGCTACCTGGTCTCGATCGGCCTCATCGCCGGCCCGAAGCCCGCCCCGACGCCGGCCAAGCCGTCCGCGCCGAAGCCGCCGGCCGGCCTGCCGAAGCACGCGCTCGGCTCGCGCCAGCTCAAGGAGGGGGCGAAGGGCACGGACGTCTGGGAGGCCCAGCAGCTCTTGAACGCCAAGGGCGCGAAGCTCAAGACCGACGGGGACTTCGGCCCCGCCACCGAGAAGGCCGTCCGCGCGTTCCAGCGGGCCAAGAAGCTCGACGACGACGGCATCATCGGCCCGCGCACGCTCACCGCCCTGCGGAAGAAGTGAGCCGCCCGTGACTTCCGCCATCCCGCCGCCCGACGAGGGCGGTGCCGCCGTCCTGATCGCCCTCGCCCGCCTGGAGGGCAAGGTCGACGCCGCCCTCGCCACGCAGGGCGCCCAGCTCGCCGAGCACGGCCGCCGCCTTGACGATCACGAGCCGCGTCTCCGGGCGGTTGAGAACCGCCCGACCGTCTCGCCGCGGGCGATGTGGACCGCCCTCGGCACGCTCGCCGCCATCGTCGCCGCCCTCACGCCCCTCGTCTCCCGCCTTTTCGCCTGAAGGAGCCCTCTTGTCCCGCCAGCCTGTTGTTTCCCGCGCCGCCATCGTGGCGGCGGTCGGCCTGATCGTCGCCCTGCTGTCGCACTTCGGTATCGCCATCCCGGAGGACATCCGGGAGGGCGTGATCGAGGTCCTCGCCGTGGCCGCCCCGCTGGTCGCCGCCTACTGGGCGCGCGGTCATGTCACCCCGACCGCCGACCCCCGGGCGGAGGACGGAACCCCTTTGGTTCCGGCTTCGACGACCGCCGGCCAGGACGCCACCGCCGAGGACGCATCGGCGGGCGTTCCGCCCGCGCCGGTCGAGTAACCGCCTGCGGCGTGGCGACGGTTCCGCCCGCCTGCCGCCTCCCGCCCCGCTGATCCGCCCGCCCCGCCCTTCCGGCCGCCTCGCCGAGGGCGGGGCCCTTTTCGTTTGAACACGCCCGCCGGCCATGGCGCATAGGCACGGCATGACACACCCGATCGTCGGCCTCGTCGGCCGCAAACGCACCGGCAAGGACACCGTCGCCATCCGTCTCGTGCAGCGGCAGGGTTTCCGCCGGCTGGCCTTCGCCGACCGCCTGCGCGACGCCGCCCTCGCCCTCAACCCGATCGTCGTTCCCCGCGAACCGGCGTGGGCGACGCTGCGTCTGGGCGACATCGTCGGGTCGGTCGGGTGGGAAACGGCGAAGGACGAGTACCCGGAGGTGCGGCGCACCCTGCAGGAGCTCGGCAACGGGATTCGCGCGCTCGATCCCGACTTCTGGCTCCGTCCGGTGATCGCCGAGGCACGGGCTAGCTGGCGACCGATCGTCATCACCGACGTGCGCTACCCGAACGAGGCGGACGCGGTCGAGCGGGCCGGCGGCGTGCTCGTCCGGATCACCCGGCCGGGTGGCGACAAGTCGGACGATCACGAGAGCGAAACCGCTCTAGAAGATCGAGAGACTCAAATGACCATTGCCAATGACCGCCTATTAGAACACCTGTTCGAGAAAGTCGACGCACTGGCCGCAATAGTGCGCTCCGTGTAACGCCAGACGCACCAAACGTGCAGGTAGGCCCCATAGCGACAGGCGCATACGCCTCGCTGTGGGGCCTTTTTGCTTGTCACCACTCACGCCGGGAACAGGCGCAGCGCACCGGCGGGACCAGCTATGCGTAAGACGACACACGCGCGTATTGTTTCCGCTGACGCCTCCCCATCTGACAGGAACCAGCATTGATGACTGCGACCCGAACGAAGCACGAGCTAAGCCGGGACCTCGTCCGCGCCTTACGCGCGCTTCGCAACGCGGATAGCGAGCACAGGCTGAGGCGCCTGCGCGAGGTTGCACGGCTCACCTTCGACCTGCGGGAACACTTCCTCACCCCCGCCGGCGAGCCGGACTGGGCGGGGCGGACCTGGGCGTACCGCAACCACGTCCGCGAGCAGTACAAAGAAGCCGGTTACGAGGCGGACGAGGCGACCAACACTCAGTCCAACGTCCGGTATCACATCTCCAACCTGGCCCGGACGCGGTTGTCCGAGGACGAGATCGCCAGTCTCGGCCTGCGGAAGGAGACACCGGTCGAGTACAACAGGTCGCAACGCGCGACCGCGCGGGCGCTGCTGGAAGCCGCGCAGGCGGCGGGCAAGGCGGACGACACCGAAGACGTCCTGAGGATGCTCGGCACGGCGCTGTTGATGCTCCAGAAGATCCCCGCAGCGACGATCGGCGACATGGAAGCCGACGACCGGCAGAAGGCACGCGGTGTGCTGTCGAAGCTCCGGGGCATCGTCGCCGACCAGCTCGACGCGACGGGCCGCGAGGAGTGACCGCCTCAACGCGGTGACGAAGTGACGGTTTGAACGTCACCCCCGTTTCTTGTTCTAGCTTTCCCTCCCCCTATATCCCCAATAACGAGTGACGTTTATTCCGTCACTTCATCACACGGACCGGCACGCGGCGCCCGCCTCCTCGCGAGGTTTGGGCGCCGTTCGCGCGTGAACTCCTGAACCGCGCTGGCGCATAGGAACGACGTCCCCTATCCGACTCCTTCAAGGAGGTTCGGACGTCGTGACGACGCCCAAAATCACCACCATCAGCCGGGGTGGTTCGCGGTTCTACGTGAACCCGGAGACCGGCGCCAAAGCCCCCGGCGTGACGTCGGTCATCAGCATGTTGCCGAAGCCGTTCTTGCAGCCCTGGGCCGCGAAGGTCGTCGCCACCTACGCCGTCGAGAACCTCGGCGAGATCGTCGGCATCGCCATGCGCGGCGACAGACAGGGCGCGATCGACTATCTGAAGGGCGCCCCCCGTCGTGATACCGCGAAAGCCGCAGAGGTCGGCAGCGAGGCCCACGACTATTTCGAGCGCATGGCCAAAGGCGAATCCGTCGGCCGGGTGCACCCCGACCTGAAGCCGTTCGTCGACCACTTCGACGAATTCCTTCAGGAATTCCAGCCCGAGGTGATTTTCACCGAGGAGACCGTCTGGTCGGAGAAACATGACTACGCCGGATCCTTCGACGCCTATGCGGTGATCGGCGGCGAGCGGCTCTGGATGGACTGGAAGACCACCAGGTCCGGCGTGCACCCCGAGGTCGCCATCCAGCTCGCGGCATACCGGCACGCCGACTACATCATCCGGCCGGACGGCTCACGCGTGCCGCTTCCGCAGGCCGACGGCGGCGCCGTGGTGCACGTGCGGCCCGAGGGCTGGTCGCTGGTCCCGGTCAACTGCGGGCCGGAGGCGTTCGAGGTGTTCAAGACGCTGCGCCAGGTCTTCGACTGGGAATCGGCCACCAAGGACACCGTCATCGGTGCCCCCGTGAACCGCGACCCCGGTTCGACGCCACGCCGGCGGACCGCCGCACCCCGCCGGCGGGCGGCGTGATCGGGACCGCCGACCGTGACGACGTGATCTGGCTCGCCGGCCTGCTGGAGGGCGAGGGAACCTTCGACCTGCACCGGGAGCGCTACCCGCGGGTGCGCCTGGAGATGTGCGACCGCGACGTCGTCGGTCGCGCCGCGACGCTGATGGGGGTCGGCGTGCGCGTGACGCTGCGCCGCGCCCCGGCGCAGGCGACCTTCCACGCCGAGGCGCAGGGCCCGAAGGCCGAGGCGGTCATGCGGGCGATCCTGCCGCACATGGGCGCCCGCCGCTCCGCGCGGATCGCCGCGGTGCTGGGCCGCTCCCCGAACACCGACAAGACGCCACCCCGGCTGTCCCGGCCGCCGGGCCTTCCGCTGAACACCCCGGCGCCCGCTGGCGCATAGGCAGCTCGACCACCCAACGGCGCGGATCGCTACCGCGCCCATCCCGGAAGGAGGCCCGCACTTGGGCCTGCGCATCTTCGAGACCGACCCCGACGCCGCCCCCAAGCCGCGCCAGCGGTTCGCCGACGACCTGGTCGGCCGGTTCCGCAGCGGCTACCAGATCAACGGCCGGCCCGCATCGCTTCAGAAATGGCGGGTGACCTCCGGAGACCCCGAGGTCGCGACCGCGATCTCCGACCTGCTGCGCGGCGAGAAGCCCCAGGAGTGGCAGACCCAGGGCGAGGACAACCTCGAAGTGTTCACCGCCGCCGAGAAGGTCAAGGTGATCATCGAGGGCCCGTCGGCCCTGCGCTCCGAGATGGTCCTCTGGGGCCGGGCCGGCGCGATCCGGCGCTGCGACGGCGTCGAGCAGACCGCCGACGACGCCAAGGGCCGGCCGTGCGAGTGCCCGGCCGGCTACACCGACCGCAAGGAGGCCGCGAAGAAGGGCACCGGGTGCCAGCCGAACGTGACCCTGTTCTTCCGGCTGGCCGAGGACCCGGACATGGGCCGGTTCAAGTTCACCTCCGGCTCCTGGTCACTGGTCCGCGACCTGGCGGACGTCGAGCTGAAGCTCGCCGCGATCGACGGGCCGGCCCTGGCCTGGCTCAAGCTCGAAGTCGTCGAGTACGACTCGGGCGGCACCCGGCGCTCCTTCACCAAGCCCGTGATCGACGTCATCGGCCCGGACAAGAGCGGCCGGTACGACGAGCCGCCCTTCTAGGCGAGATGCGTATGACGAGACACGCATAAGTGAGTAGACGCGGTCCCGGGGCCGGTGAGGACTTAATCGCCCGCCGGCCTCGGGGCCTTTCCACGTGAGGAGCCCTTTTTGAACGTCCGGCACGTCGTCGAGCAAGGCGACGACCGCACCGTCCCCGGCCCCGCCGACCTGCACAAACTCGGTCCTTCCGACATCGTGATGATCACCGGCGAACACACCGCCGAGCACTATGGCGCCTGGGCGGCCCCGATCGGCATGGCCGTGCTCCGCGGCGTGAAGGTGGGCCGCGCGTGAGCTACCGGACCCGTAGCTACGTCCCGCCGAACGTCCCGATGTACCGCGCAGCCGCGTACCAGGGCGACCGCCTCGTCGACACGACCGGGCCCTACGCGACCCGTGGTGCCGCCTCCCGTTCCCGCTCACGCATCACCCGCTGCGGTGTCGTCGTCCGCGTCGAGGAGTGCTTCCCGATCTGGGTCGCCGTGCCCGGTACGGAGATCGCTGAATGAGCAACCCGAACAAGGCGAAGGGCACCCGTTGGGAGACCGCCCTCGTCCGGTTCCTCGGTGCCGCGACGCTGCGGGCGTACCGGCCGGCGCAGGAGGGCCACAAGGACACGGGCGACCTGCACGGCCTGTCCCCGTTCATCGGCCAGGCCAAGGACTGGAAGTCCTGGGAGTCCGCGATCCGCGAGGGCCTGGACGGCGCCGAGCGCCAGAAGACGCACGCCCGCGAGGACTACGGCGTCGCCTTCGTCAAACGTGTCCGCCGCCCGACCGGTGCCGGATACGCCGTGATGACGATCGCGACCTTCGCTCGCCTGCTGGTCCGGCTGCGACGCGCCGAGCGGATCCTCGCCGAGGTCGCTCCCGGGCGATACGCCCTGCACCGGCTGGCCATCGCCGACGAGCTGGCCGCCGACTACGACGCCGTCGCGAAGACCGCCGAGAACACCGACGACGAGCCCGGCGCATAGGCCCGGCACCCGATGAAAGGAGCGTCTGTGACGCTTGACGATCTCCTCGGCAGGTTCGCCGAGATCGTCGAGGAGCGCGACGGCTGGGTCGTCCCCTGCCCGGCGCATTCCGATTCCCGCCCATCCCTGCGCGTGGCGGTGTCCGACGCCGGCCGCGTGCTGCTCAAATGCCGAGCCGGCTGCCCCACCGGGCGCCGTACGCCCGACGACGAGCCCGGCGTGCTGGAAGCCCTGGGGATGTCCTGGACCGACCTGGACGCCGTCGAGCCCGGCGAGGTCCGCGCCCGCGCGAAGTCGACCGACAAACCCGCCGGTCCGGCGGCGGTCGCCGCGCTGGCCGCCGATCTCGACCGCTGGACGGCGAACCTGATCAGCGGCGGGGAGCAGGCGTACGACTACGCCCGCGACCGGTTCGGGCTGGACGCCGCGGACTGTGAGCGGCTCGGCCTCGGATTCGCGGTCGGCCTGGGCGGCGGTCCGCGCCTGGTCGTCCCGTTCCGCGACGAGCTGGGCGTCCCCCGGGGCTACCAGGCCCGCGCCCTCGGCCAGGACGCCCGCGTTCGCTGGCTCGGCGCCAAATCACCCGACGGCGCGAGCTGGGCAAAGGTCGGATGGCTGCCGGGGCAGGCGGGCTGGGCCGAAGTCCTGGTGACCGAGGGCCCCGGCGACGGGCTGACCGCGTGTGCGGTCGGTTACGACGTCGCGCTCGTCCGCGGTGCCGGGCTGGCCGGCAGCGTCGCCGACGACATCGTCCGGATGGCGCACGGCCGCCCGATCGTCATCTGCGGCGACGCCGACCTCGCCGGTGACGCCTTCGCCCGTACGCTCGCCGCCGAGCTGGCCAAGCGCGGCGAATCCGTGCGCAAACTGCGTCCGCCGCGCGACGGCGACGACCTGACCGACTGGCGGGCGCGCAACCCTGCGGCGTTCGCATCCGACCTGACCCGCTCGGTGGCATCCGCTCCGGTCCTGGGCGGCGTCGCGGCCCGCCTCGACGCGTGGACCGACGCCGACCTCACCGAGGTCGCCTCCGCGCGCCGTCTGCGCGAGCACTTCGAGGCCGCCGGCTCGGGCGTGCGGTACTCGCCGGAGGCGGGCTTCTTCATCCTGGAGGCCGGGGTCTGGCGCCCGGACAAGCTCGACGGGGTTCGTACCGCCGCGCAGGAGGTCGCCCACGCGCTCTGGGAGGAGGCCGCCGACCTGGCGCGCGAGCTGGAAGCGATCAAGCAGGCCGGTGACCCCGCCGGCGAGGCGAAGGCCCTCGCGGCACGCGTCGGGAAACTGAAGGGGTTCGCGAAGAACGCGAACACCTCCAGGGGCATCGACGCCATGGTCCGCGAGCTCAAGGCGCTTCGCGGTGTCGCCGTCGACTTCGAGGCGTTCGACCGGCATCACCACCTGCTCGCCGTGCGCAACGGGGTGGTCGACCTGCGCTCGGGCGAGCTGCTCGCGCAAGACCCCGGTTACCTGCTCACCCGGCGCGTCGACCTGGACTACGAACCCGACGCGACCGCGCCGCGGTGGGAGGCGTTCCTCCGCGAGATCTTCCCGCACCGCAGCAAGCACGCCGGGCTGCCGGACTACATGCGGCGCCTGGTCGGGTACGGCATCACCGGCAGTACCGCTGAGCAGTGCTTCGCCGTGCTCTGGGGCAAGGGCGCGAACGGCAAGTCGGTGCTCACCGACACCCTGACCGAGGTCTTCCGCGAGCACACCGTCACGACCCCGTTCTCGACCTTCGAGGAACGCGGATCGGGCGGCATCCCGAACGATCTGGCCGCGCTCAAGGGCTCCCGGCTCGTGATGGCCGCCGAAGGCGAGCAGGGCCGGCCGATGGCCGAGGCGGTCCTGAAGCGGGTCACCGGCCGTGACCTGATCGCGGCGCGGTTTATGCGGCGCGAGTTCTTCGAGTTCCGGCCGTCGTTCCTGCTGCTGCTGGCGACCAACTTCCGGCCCCAGTTCCGGGGCCAGGACGAGGGCCTCTGGCGACGGGTGAAGCTGATCCCCTTCGAGCGGTACTTCGCCCCGGCCGAGCGGGACCACAAGCTCGGCGACAAGTTGCTCGCCGAGGCTCAGGGCATCCTCGCCTGGGCGGTGCGGGGCGCGGTCGAGTGGTATCGCGACGGGCTCGGTGACCCGCCGTGCATCGTGGACGCGACGAAGGAGTACCGGCAGACCTCGGACGCCCTGGCCGGCCTGCTGCCGGGCATCTTCATCTACGACGACGAGGGCCGGATCACGGGCAAGCTCGCCTACGACGCGTATCTCGCCTGGACTGACGAGGAGAACCTCCCCAGCAAGGAACGGTGGACACGCCGGACGTTCTTCGCGGCTCTGGAGGAACGCGGCGCCACGAAGAAGAAAGGCCGCGACGGCGTCTACTTCGAGGGCATCCGGCGTGCCCGCCAGCCCGACGCCGTCCCCGACCACGACGCCCCGGAAATTCCCGAGGAACCGCGAACACCTCCTAACCCGCTGGCGCATAGGCAGGACGTCCCCATCACCGGACCGTCGCTCGACGACGCGTTCTAGGAGGTCCTGCCCGTGTTCCGCGTCCCGCACACCATCACCGTCCACGACGACGCCAAGCGGTCGTCGATCGTCGTCGCGCTCACCAAGGACGAGGCCGACGCCTTCCGGTTCGCCGGCGAGCTGCTCGCGGCCGAGACCGGCAAGCAGGCGATCACCGTCGAGGAGCAGGCGTGAGCAGCCCGGCCGATGACTGCGGTGTGACCGGCGGATGCCAGGCGTGCCCGCTGTTCGCCGCGAAAGTCTGCGGCGACCCGGCACCCGGCGAACAACTCGCCCTCTTCGACCTGCCGGACGTCGACCCCGACGTCCCGGACGTCGACCCGGACGAGCCGAAGCCCGAGGGCGCCGGCTGCTGCGGGGGCGGCTGCTCCGCCTGACCCGCGCACCCGCCCCATCCCGGGGACCGCCTCCACCAGGGGGCGGTCCCCCTTCAGTTGTGTCCGAAGGAGCCACCGTGACCCTGCTCGCCTACTTCTCCGCCCCGTGGTGCGCGCCCTGCCGCAAGTTCGGTCCGCTGCTGACCGCCGAGGCCCAGGCCCGGGGCCTGTCGGTCCAGCGATTCGACGTGGATCGCGACGCCCGTACCTCAGCCCAGAACGGCATCACGTCGGTGCCGACCGTCCTGGTCTGGCGCGACGGCCAGGTCGTCGACCGGTTCGGTCAGCTCCCGCCGGCCGCTCTGCGCGAGCGCCTGGAGGCCGCGTGCGGACGCTGACCCATGTGGTCGCGGGACAGCCCTGCACGATCAACTTTCCCGAACGCCACGCCGACCTGATCGCCTTCGAGACCTTCCTCGCGCGGGGCGACAAGGTCATCGCCGTCGACACCGAGACGACCGGCCTGGACGTCTACACACCCCGTCACCGGCTGCGTCTCGTGCAGTTCGGCACCAGCACCGAGGCGTGGGTCCTCCGGGCCGACCTGTTCGCCCCGGCGATCATGCGGGCCCTGCGGCAACCGCGGTCGTTGCTCGTGCACAACGCCGCCTACGACCTTCTCGTGCTCAACCGCCACCTCGGCGTGACGATCGAGGAGATCGGGCCGCGCACGTTCGACACGCGCATCCTGGCGCACCTGCTCGACCCGCGCACCGAGTCGGAAGGCGGCATCGGGCTCGGCCTGAAACCACTGTCGGCGGTCTACGTCGACCCCGAGGCGCCCGACACGCAGAACGGCCTGACCGCAGTCTTTCGCGGGCTCGGCCTGACCAAGGCGACCGGTTGGGCGGGCATCCCGATCGACCACGAAACCTATGTCCGGTACGCCGGCCTGGACGTCATCTACGCCCATCGCCTCTTCGGCGAGATCGGCCCGATGGTCCGCGACATCGGACTCGATCACCTGTCGAAGTTCGAGCACCACCTGCAGACGCTGCTCGCGATCCTCCAGCGCCGCGGGATGCGCCTCGACGTGCCGTACGTCCAGCGGCTCAAGGGCGAACTGATCACCGAGGCCGAACAGTTCGCGGCCGTCGCCGCCCGGTACGGCGTCGCGAACGTCAACTCGACAGCCCAGGTCGCCGAGGCCCTGCTCGCCATGGGCGAGCAACTGCACGAACACACCCCGTCCGGTGCCCCGAAGGTCGACAAGAACGTCCTGTTGCCCCTCGCCGACCTCACCTTGCAGTGGGAGCGCATCGAGTCACGCACGCCGAACCCGCTCGCCGACGCGGTCGTGCGCTCCAAGCGAGCGCAGAAGTGGGCCGAGTCCTACGCACAGGCGTTCCTCGACCTCAAGGACGCCGACGACAGGCTCCACCCGTTCATCGGCGGTCTTCAGGCCCGCACCGCCCGCATGTCGGTGTCCCGGCCACCGCTGCAACAGTTGCCGTCCGGCGACTGGACGATCCGGCGGGCCTTCATTGCCGACCCCGGGCAGGCCATCATCGCCGCCGACTACCAGGCGGTCGAGATGCGCGTCCTGGCCGCGTTGTCCGGCGACGAGACGATGATTAAGGCGATTGCCGACGGCGTCGACCTGCACAGCTTCACCGCTGAGCGGGTCTTCGGGCCGGACTTCACCAAGCAGCACCGCAAGATCGCCAAGGCGGTCGGCTTCGGCAAGGTCTACGGCGGCGGCGCCGCGACGATCACCCGCCAGACCGGCGCGGACCTGGAGAGCGTCAAGTCAGCGCTCGCCGCCTACGACGCGACCTTCCCCGGCATCAAGCGGTACTCGCGCCGCCTGATGAACCGGGCCGAGTACGGCCGCAAAGAGGTCGTCACGCCGAGCGGCCGGCATCTGCCGCTCGACCGCGACCGGCTGTACGCGGCCACGAACTACGTCGTTCAGAGCACGTCGCGTGACCTGCTGGCACAGGCCATCGTCGACCTCTTCGACGCCGGCCTCGGCGAGCACCTGCTGTTGCCGGTACACGACGAACTGATCGCTCAGGCCCCACGCGACGAGGCCGCGGAGGTGATCCGCGAGATCGGCCGCGTGATGGAGAGCAACTTCTACGGCGTCCGGATCGCAAGCGACCCCGAGGTGTACGGCCCCAGTTGGGGCCACGGATACGGAGCATCAGCATGACCCACCACAAGATCGACATCGACCGCCTCGGGGCCGACCCGGACGAGCTGCGCCTGACTCAGCTCGTCGCTTGGGCGCGGGCCGAGGCCGACGCACTGGACATGGTCATCCCGGCGGCCGTCGAGGCCCAGTGGACAGCGGCACCCGTCGCCCGTCCGCGAGACGACACGACCGAGCGGGCGAAGAACCAGCGGGCCGATCCGACGAGCGACGTGGCCCTGGACACGGCCCGGCAAGCGCTTCGACAACAGGTAGTAGAGTCCGAGACTTCGTTGCGTAAGACGATCATCGCTCTACGCGGCGTCCGACTTGGACTGGAGCGCTCTTTGACCTCGTGGACCGAATAGGCATCCTCCAGATGGACGACACGACGACGTCACCACCGCGCCTCACCAAACAGGTGCGGGTGTATCTCGCCGCGCCGACCGCCCGGCACCGAGCACAGCACGAGTTCTCGTGCGCCTTCTATGCCGAGCTGGGCTTCCGCGGATTCGACGTCGTCACTCCCGCCGGCACCCTCGGCTGGTCGAGCAAATCGACCGACGAGATGCTCGCCGCCCTGGACAAAGACCTGAACGCCCTGGCCAATTGCGACTGCCTGGTCGTCATGCCGGGCGGCGAGCGACTCGCCGAGGTGACCCTCGCCCGGTCGCTCGGAATACCGGTCTTCACGGCCGAGGAGCTCGTCTCCACCCTGCCCGACTGACGCTCCCGCCGGGCCGGAGAACCCCGTCACCGAAGCTCGCGACCGCGGCCTCACGCGCTCGGCTCAACATCGCGCCCTCCCGCCCGAGTTGCGTGTGACGACCCTCGCACTAAACGTTCAGCGGTTTAGGTGCGTACACCGTTAGACGCAAGTCATAGTTGCTGCTCTCGCGCAACTCGAACGCCCGTGCGATCAGGGCCGGCGACGTCGGCCGGCCCCTTCACGCCCTCGGAGGCATCACTATGTCCGCTTTTGACGCTATCTGGTCAGGTTCCGCCCGGCACATCGAGACCGCCGACGACGAGGTCGCCCTCATCGAGCGGGCGAAGGCCGGCGACGAGCCGGCGATCCTTCGGCTGGCCGAGTCGTACGTCTCGCACATGCGCAAGGCGATCACGCGCTACACCCGCGTCCTGCCGCTGGACGATGCCCGGCAGGCTGCCTTCGTCGGATTCCTGGAGGCGATCCGGGCCGTCGACCTGGCCAAGACCGACCGGCTCGTCTCCATCGTGCGGCCGTACCTGATCAACGCCCTCGACGCGGCGTCGAGCGAGGCCCGCGAGGGATTCAGCGTTCCGACGCGCACCCTGGAGCGCTTCTACAACATCCTCGCCCAGGCGGACGGCGACCCGGCCGCCGCCGCGAAACTCGCCCCCCGGTACGAGATGCGCGAGAGCACCTTCTGGGACGTCTACGCCGCCGTGACGGCAAACGAGTCCCTGGAGAGCGCCCTCGACGCCCAGGGCGACGCAGCTCTTCACGCGGTCACCTCACCGGCCGAGATCGTGGACGCCGAGGATCGCGTCCTGGTCGACCTGGCGTTCGCCGCGGTGAACGAACTCGAGCGCGAGGTCTGCCGGCTCTACTACGGATTCACCGAGTACGACACCGTGCCGGACGCCGAGATCGGTCACCGGCTCGGCTTCTCCCGCCTCAAGGTGCAGCGCACACGTCAGCGCGCTTTGACCGATATGCGTATGACGATCGCCGCATAAATCGGTGCACGGGGGTCGTGAACGGCACGGCCCTCGGTGGCGCATAGGCCCTCCGACCCGACCCACGAAAAGGACACCCCGATGCCGCACCCGATCGACCGCGACCTCGTCACGCACCGCGACTACGACCTCGTCGACTTCGACGAACGCGACCAGCGCGACACCCAGCGGATCGAGCACCTCCGCGAGGTCGTCTACGACCTGCCGGGCCGCCCCGGCGTCCGGCGGTGATCCGGCGCTTCCGGCGCCCGCCCGCAGACCTGCCCGGCTGGGAGTCCCCCGAGGGAACCGCCGAGCTTCGCGCCCTGGTCGACGCCGTCCGCGCGGAGACCGCCATCTCGCATGGCTATGTGCCGCGCCACGCCTCCGAGCTGGTCGCCGACACGCCGCTCGATTACCTCCCCCGCCACCTGGCGCCCTGACCCACCCCACCCCATCAACCCGAAAGGGAGCTCAACTTTGCGTGCACTCGACCTCTTCGCCGGCTCCGGCGGCTGGGACCTCGCCGCCCACGATCTCGGCTGGGACGTGGACGGCGTCGAGATCATGAATGAGGCCAAGGCGACCCGCGCCGCCGCCGGCCTGAAGACAATCGCCGACGACGTCCGGGACGTCGCCCCGCTGCCCGGCGAGTACGACGTGCTGATCGCCAGCCCGCCGTGCCAGACCTTCTCCACCGCGGGCAACGGCTCCGGACGGCGGGCCCTCGACGCGGTCCTCGCCGGCGTCGCCCGGTACGCCGCGGGCGAGCGGCCGACGTACCGCGAGCTGGCCGACACGACCGGCGACGAACGCACCGCCCTGGTCCTGGAGCCGCTCCGCATCGCCCTCGCGATGATGCCGACCTACATCGCCTGGGAGCAGGTCCCGCCGGTCCTGCCGGTCTGGGAGGCGTGCGCCGAGGTGCTGCGCGCCGCCGGCTACTCCGTCGCGACCGGCAACCTCAACGCCGAGCAGTACGGCGTACCGCAGACCCGCAAGCGCGCCTTTCTGATCGCCCGCCGCGACGGTGAGACCGCGGCACTGCCGGCCCCGACACACTCGCGCTACTACCCCCGCGACCCGCAGCGGCTCGACGAGGGCGTACTCCCCTGGATCTCCATGGCCGAAGCGCTCGGCTGGGGAATGACCGCCCGGCCGTCCATGACCGTCCCGGGAACCTCGGAAACCGGCGGTCCCAAGGGATTCGGAGGTGGCGCAGGCGCCCGCCGCCGACTCGCCACCGAACGCGCCGAGGGACGCTGGATCGAGCCCGGCGACAACCCACCCGCCAGCACCGACAGCGCCCCCTACGTGGGCCTGCCACGCCGCGCCGACGGCATCGGCGAAACGGTCACCCTTGATGGCACCGACTACCGGGCACGCGATCTACGGTCGGCCGGCGAGCCCGCCCACACCGTCACGTCGAAATCCGCGTCGTGGTCGCACATCGACGCCATCCCTGCCGAGGCGATCAAGGCGATGGGCGCCGGAATGATCGAACGCCACGGTGAGCGGCCGGGCCGGCCGGTCGACGCGCCGGCCTTCACGGTGACCGGCCAGGGCGGCGGCTCGCACCCCGGCGGCTTCCGCTGGGCGCTGCGCAACGGCACGCAGGCCAACGCCGCGGAACGCCGCGATGACCAGCCCTCCGGAACCCTGTTCTTCGGCGAGCGGGTCAACACCGTCGGCTGGTGCCTGCAGACGACCAACGACCGGCCGTGTGTTGCCCGCCGGCCGATCGAGGGACCGGGCGCGACCATCTGTGGCCACCGTGACCCCCGATGGGTGCGCCAGGTCCCCGCGATCCCGACGCCCGAGACGGTCGCGCGGTACGGCAACCGGGCCGCGACGTTCCTGCGCTCGGACTTCGTCCGGCTGGTCACCGAGGACGAAGCAGCCGTGATCCAGACCTACCCGGTCGGCTACCCCTGGCAGGGCTCCAAGGCGAAACGTTTCCTGCAGATCGGCAACTCCGTCCCGCCTTTGCTGGCACGCGCCGTCCTCAGTGCGTGCGTTGCTTGATGCGTGTGACGTCAGTCGCATGTATCATCGGACGTGACGACCCTTACTCAGGAGGCAAAATGACTCACCCGGACACCGCGACGGATCGCCTGAGCATCACCACGGAACCGGACGACGCAGACCCCGCCACCACGGTTCACGTGGTGATTGACCGCGATGCCGAGTTCGGCTCGGCCTTCGCCTTCGCGACTCACGATGAGGCCCTCGCCGGCCTTCGCCGCATCGAGCAAGGCGAACACCCGCTCACCTGCCACTGAGGAATTCTTGCGTAAAGCGTCATTCGTGAGCTGCGTATGACGCTTTACGCATGTAAGCTTTTACGCATGACGAACGAATACACCGACCGGACCTGCATCGAGACCATCGACGAGAAGCGCTACCTCATCGACCTGTGCGAGGACACCCGCGAGATCGTCTTCCGCCACGACGACGAGACCGAGACCGAGATCCGCCGGTACTCCTTCGAGACGTTCGCCGACGTCGCGAGCGGCCTCCTGATCGACATCGACCGGGAGATCGTGATCCCGGCCGGACTGGTCGCCATGCTCAAGCAGTGGGCCAACCTCGACCCGATCGGCCTCCGCCTCCGCGAACAGGGCTGACGCGCCACATGCCGTGTGACGTCTTATGCGAGATGCGTAAGACGTCACACGCAAGTGCGACCGACCGTATCTCGACGAGGAAATGATGACGATCTCCCACATCACCACCGCCCCGCCACACACCGACTACCCCCATCCCGCCGGATACCTTCCCGACTGCTCGTCCCAATGCCACTGCGCACCGGGCAAGGCCGAATGCGTCTTCGGCGGCGCCCACGAGCCCGACCGCGTTCTGTGCGTCGCTGGACTGTGTGAGCACGGATGCGAGGGCCTGTGAAACTGCCGTCCCGCCCCGCGCGAGGTCGCGGTGCCGCCTACGTGGGCACCATGCTCGGCGCGGTCGTCTCGATCGCCGCGAACATCGCGCACACCTTCATCCCGCCCGAGGGTGCCCCGGCCGACTGGACGCCAAAGGTCGGGGCGGTGCTGATCTCGATCTTCTGGCCCGTCGCGCTGGCCGTCGTGGTCGAGGTCTTCGCCCGCGTGCCATGGCCCCGAACCTGGTGGGCCTGGCTCGTCCGTGTCGTCGGTCTGGCCCCGGTCGCCGCCGTCGCCGCAGTCGTCTCGTACCGGCACCTCTCCGGCCTGCTCAGCTACTACGGAGAAGACCCGATCGCGGTACGGTTCGGCCCGATCGCCGTTGACGGCCTAATGCTGATCTCGACCGTGGCGATCATCGTCACCGGCCACGCCACGACCATCACAGAACACGCCATCGCGACCGTTCTGTCACCACCTGCCGTTCCAACTTGGCGCCCGCCACTCGTCCCGCCCGGTGCCCGGCTGTTGCCGCTCGTTTCGGCTTCGCCAGTACCAAGCACCGCGGACGACGTCCTACTTACCGACCCTGATGGCGATACCCGGGAAGACGGCGAGCTGCTCATCCTTCCCTCGACGAACCGCCGTCGGCCCGCCGCAGAGACACGCCGACAGTTCGAGCTACTGAAGAAGGCAGAGCCCCGGATCTCGCAGGAAGCCGCCGCCAAACGGCTCGGCATGTCGCGATGGGCACTACGCGACGCGCTCGCCGCGACCGCCAAGAAAACCGCATGACGAAGGCCCGGACCGGTAGCGCCGCAAGGTGCACCTCGGCCGGGCCTTCTTTACGACCGCGCTCACGGCCGCACCTCAGCCCGCGCTGACGGACGCTCAGCGGCGGTCTCTCTTACCTCACTGCCTCCGGCAGCACCCCGTGCGCCTGAAGCAGGCGGATCATGTGGGCAAACGTGGCCTCATCGGCATCGTCGGGAAGGAAGAGAATCATGTCCACCCGGCCCCACGCGAGCACCTGCCATTTCCCGTCGAGGGGGTAATCGCCATGCGGCCCCTCGTTGATAGCCACGCATCGGCCATCAACTGATGAGATGGACACGTTGACGTCCCCGCTGCCCGTCGTTTCCGGGCTGTCAGCCTCGGCCTCGTAATCGGGAACCAGCTCAGCCAGCAGCCGGGCAAACCGGTCCGGGGTGCTGCCCGCCTCAAACGGGTACGCCGCAGAGGCGATCACCTTCGCCAACGTCAGCTTCTCGCTAGTCAT